TTGCATCAACGGTGATGTTCGTGCTATGATCGTCTCTGGTCCTCCGGGCGTCGGTAAGTCGTATGGTGTCGAACAGCAACTCGAAAAGGCTTCGATGTTCGACCGTATCTCCGGCAATCGCATTCGCTATAACGTGGTCAAAGGTGCGATGACTGCTCTGGGTCTCTACGCCCAGCTGTATAAGTATTCTGACAAGAAGAACATCCTCGTGTTCGATGACTGCGACAGCGTGTTCATGGACGATCTCGCTCTGAACATTCTGAAGGCTGCTTTGGACTCTGGCAAGAACCGCAAGATTTGCTGGAATTCGGACTCTGCTCTGATGCGTCGTGAGGGCATTCCTGATAGCTTCAACTTCAATGGTTCTGCTATCTTCATCACGAACCTCAAGTTTGAGAACGTCAAGAGCAAGAAGCTTCAGGATCACCTCGAGGCTCTGGAATCTCGTTGTCACTTCCTGGATCTCACCATCGATAGCGAACGCGATAAGATGCTTCGCATCCGTCAAGTGCATCGTGATGCTGCGAACGGTCTGTTCGGTGACTATCACTTTGTCGATGGTGAAGGTGCTGTGGTCCTTGACTTCATGGAACAGAACAAGACCAAGCTTCGCGAACTCTCTATCCGCATGGCGCTGAAGATCGCTGATCTCGTGAAGATGTCTCCCACGAACTGGCGGGTTCTCGCACAGAATACTGTGTTCAAGCGTGGATGATCTCGAATATATTCGAACTAAAAGGGGACTTCGGTCCCCTTTTTTTACCTTTATTGTTGAAATACTTTGTAGTTAGTATATACTTATAAAATGGACTGTAAAGAACACGTATTGCATTTCTTCCTGTCGGGCAAGCTAAGCCTGAGCCAGTATGACTATAAGTTCATATCCAATCTCCAGATGATGATACACACTAATAAGCGGGTAACATCAAATCAGGCTGATCTGTTTGATCGGTTGATAATCAAATATACAAAGCAACTGACCAAATCTGATCTGGTAGCAGATGATCTCGTCTCACTATCATGGAAGACTATGGTAGTCGAAAGCACACCTGACTATACGGGTGCAGTCGTGTCTATTCTAGGCGATAACATCACGATCCGTGTTCCATTCAACAAGAAGTTTATCCATGAGTTTCGAGAGGTAAAGAACAATACCTTTCATTGGCACAAAGAAGATCGTATCTATAAAAGCAAGTTCAATACTGAAGCACTAAAGATTGCGACCTGCGGGTTGCAAGAATATTTCCCTTCAGTCAGTTTCTGTGAGAATACAACTGATATCTTATCACAACTAGATTATTATAAACCAGCGAAGTTCTGGGATCCAACACTGGTCAGCGTGAATGATAATCTATTCATAGCAGCATGTAATCCGATAATCAACGAACTTATTCATGATATCGAATTAAAGATAGATGCGAGCACATTGTATAAACTATCCAAATACGGTATCAAAGTAGATCAGAACATCATAAAGGACGATCCTGATCTATTGTTTGCTACAAGTCCAGTGATCAGCATTGATATGAAAGATGTTGGTCGGATATCAAAGTTGTTGCGAGAGATTGGATGCACTCATGGTATTGTCGGCCGGGGAATGCGATATAATCCTGCAAATAATAACATAAGTAAGTCGCTAATAAACTACGGAATATCTCCGGTCCCCATCAACTCTATATATAAAACCGAAGAAATAAATGATGTCAATTCCGATGTCGTATTGATACAGCAGAATAGCCAGCCCGCCTTTATACATCCGAGTGTAAATAAAATCGTGATACTAAAGGATTCAACCCCAGTAGAGGTAAGATGAGAGAAGCAAAGATTATAATCAAGGATGAGGTCAATTGCAAGATCGAAGGGCTTGAACTAGATGCTCGCCGGGCATTGATGAAGCGGTTCGAGTTTGAGAAGCCAGGTGCCAGATATCTCCCTAGTGTCAAGCTCGGTAGATGGAACGGCAAGATCAGTTATTTCTCGCTTGCTGGCAGCACCTATGTCAATCTGCTAGAAGATATTATTCCCTATCTGTATGATGCTGGATATGATATCGAACTTGTCGATAAACGCGAACCCCATCCTGAACTCACATTCGATGAAGTGAATGCGAATACCTTCTCTCACATCTGCTGGCCCAAAGGTCATGAACGCGAGGGCCAGCCGGTTGTGCTACGCGACTATCAGATTGAGATCGTCAATAACTTTCTGAAGAATCCGCAGTCACTGCAAGAAGTAGCAACTGGCGCCGGTAAGACGCTCATGACTGCTGCACTGTCTCTATGTGCTGAACCATACGGTCGTTCGCTCGTCATCGTTCCTAACACATCTCTAGTAGAACAGACAGAAGCAGATTATCGCAATCTAGGTCTTGATGTTGGAGTCTATTTCGGTCCTCGCAAGGAATACGGTAAGACACACACCATCTGCACATGGCAATCTCTAAATAATCTGCTGAAGGGTGCCAAAGAAGAAGTAGATCCTGAAGTAGCTCTGGCATTCTTTGATGGTGTGGGGTGTGTGATCGTTGATGAGGTGCATATGGCCAAGGCTGATGTGCTAAAGACGCTGCTGACTGGTATCCTTTGCAATGTTCCTATTCGATGGGGCTTGACAGGAACGATACCTAAGGCTGATATGGACCGCATTTCCCTTCTAGTATCACTGGGTCCGGTGACTGGTAAGTTATCTGCCAGCGAACTACAGGATCGTGGTGTTCTCGCGAACTGTCATGTGAATATTATTCAGATGAAGGACAATGTAGAATTTACTAACTATCAGAGCGAACTAAAGCATCTGCTTGAGAATGAAAAGAGATTGGATAAACTGGGAGAACTAATCACTAAAATCGCAGAGACCGGTAATACGCTTATTCTAGTTGATCGCGTCAATGCTGGAAAAGAGCTGGTCAGTCGTCTTCCCAATGCCGTATTTGTTAGTGGTGGTACTAAATTGACAGAAAGGAAAGAAGAATATGATGAAGTTGCTACAAGCAATGACAAAATTATCGTGGCGACGTATGGGGTGGCTGCTGTTGGTATTAATATTCCACGGATTTTTAATCTGGTCCTTATTGAACCTGGCAAGTCATTTGTTCGCGTCATTCAGTCCATCGGTCGCGGAATTCGTAAGGCTGAAGATAAAGAACATGTCATGATCTGGGATATGACCAGCACTTGTAAATTTGCGAAGCGGCACCTCACGCAACGCAAAGCTTTTTACAAAGAGGCTAAATATCCCTTCACTTTAGAGAAATTGGATTACTAATAGGTTGACTATAACTCACAGGAATGCTATAGTAAGAACATGAGAATACTAAATCTTGACACCAATCAATCTTATAACCTAGAGTATCTACCAGATGAGATAGATGATCTGCGGTTCGCTATTCTGGACAACTCTGTCCCGTCTAATGTGGATTATCACTATATTCCTCTGATCTTTTTGGAATCATTCAACTCACCAGCACTCGTTCTAAAGATCGGAGATAAGAACATCAAGATGCCAGTAGATTGGCAGGTGTTGATCGGAGAACAGGAACACGGTGATCTAGAAACGCTTCCGCTATCCAGCTTGAATGATCGTGGGTTCCATGCATTTCAGTTCAATCCCCTGACTTCTCATTCTCCTACGTTCCTGCCGATAGAGATACTAGACATCTATCCTGATATCACTTGGTATGCTCCTCGCCTGAGAAACGGACAGTTTCTATGTGTTCCCATCGATGATGGTCCCAAACCCAGATGTATCTATTTCGTTAAAGAGATCAGCCGCAACTGTGAAGTTGTAGATTATAGCCTCGCATTTTAATATAGAAAGAGAGATCAACCGATGAGTACTATCGAAAAGCTTGAGAAGTTTCAATATATCAACTCGGAATATGATATTATGGGAGTTGTCAGGACTCTATTTCCAGATAGTGATTTAGTTTTTACGATTGATGACGTGAAGGAGAAAGTGGATGAAGAAGTACAAGATTGAGATCAATGGACGCGGCGGTGAGATCGTTATCGGACGAGTATCCCGCGAGGTCTATGATTATTTCGAATCCGGTGATATCAGCATCGAAGATTTCGCTTGCGACTGGGATCAAGTAACTGCAGTTCCCGATCAGTTCCAGCCGTTTCCTCCTGGTGAGTGGAGCGAGTGTGATGATGTCGCTCATGGGTTTGGCACAGAGCCTGATCATACCTTCATCACAGTCACTGATGAAGACGGCGTCGTGATACTGGACCATGTGGATTATAGCAGCCTTCTCAAGGTGGGAACCAAGATCGAATGTGAGTTCGTTGATCCAGAAGATATCCTAGAAATCGAAGAACCGTACGTTGTGGCTCAAAGTTTCGAGAAGGGTCTCTTCTACACATTTGAAGTGGAATCACACGCATTTGAAGCGAGCCGCCTAACTCTCATGCTCACTGAAGTTGCTGGATGGGAACTCGTGACTGGTCTTCGCTATAATGGTGAAGATTTAGTGATGGATGTTGATAAGATCGATACTGATACCAAGGGCTTTGAGGCTGCTCTTTACATCATGGAAGAGGACTGATATAATGTCTTATTATGAAGCAGAGGTTGCTGCGTATGAAAAAGATACAGAGGAAAAGAAGATGAATTGGTTTGATCGTTGGTTTGAACGGCAATGCAGAAAAGCTTGGTCGAATAGCCGTAATAAGACAAAAACTAGCCCGGTGGTTAGTCTCGAACGTAACATGAGTGCCCGATCCAGCATAAATTTCACGATCTATCCCGCTTCAGGGGGTTGGGTCATCGAACACGCCAAATATACCCGTGACCGAGACGGTGACGGTCCGTCATTGACCATCGTAAATCACGGTGAAGAATTGGGCAAGGCTGTAGAACATATTATCTCTCTGGAATCGCTGCGGTCATAATGGCTAAGGCTAAACTGGCAGCAGATGAACAGATAGACAAGCAAGATTTTGACTTGTTCGATGCCCTAACGGCTATCGACAGGAAAGACTACGCATATTATGATCGTCTATCTCCTGAACAACAGAAGAAGTTTGTTCCGTTCATGATGCTGCATTGGATCAGCGCCATCAAGGGCAGCAAGGACATACAGACTTACTATCTACAGAGCACCGATTATCATGCCAACAAATATATGTTCAACGAGAATGTGGGCAAGCATCCCAAACTACAATGGTTGATGTTGTGTGCTGCGAGTCCAGGAATCGGTAAGCAGTTTCATCAGTGGATTCCTCAGATCAAGGATCGTGTCACTAGGCTGCGTGAGAGTCCGAAGCAGAAAGACATCAAAGAATATTTCAAGAAAATATATCCCAGCAAGAGGGACGATGAACTCTCTGAAATGAGCGAAGAGTATGTGAATAACCATCGTCGCAGGATGTATCTTGCGAGTGAGTTTCCCTCTCTTAAATACGATGAGATAGAGTTATTGAGCGTTTTAACGACAGATGAAGACATTGAAACTTACAAAGAAGCCTGCGGAAACTAAATCAGAGTTCAGTTGCGATTTCTGCAACAGATCGTTTCAGCGTGAGCAAACCATGATGAAACATCTTTGCGAGAACAAACGCCGCTGGCAGGATAAAGATATGCCAGGGAATCGCATCGGCTTTCAATCCTGGCTCAGTTTTTATACGAAGAACACTTCTGCGAAGAAGCAACGCACGTACCTAGACTTCATAAAGAGCGCATATTATATCGCGTTCATCAAGTTTGGACATTATTGTGTCAATGTCAAGTGCCTGAATGTCAGTAGATATGCTGATTGGTTGCTAAAGAATAATATAAAGATCGACAAATGGTGCAGCGATGAGAACTATACGAAGTTCCTAGTCGAATATCTGCGAGATGAAGATCCTCTAGATGCGATTGCCCGTAGTATTGAGATCACTATCGAACTAGCAAAGGAATCGGGCCTTCAGAGCAAGGATTGCCTGAGATATGCTAATCGAAATCGTCTCTGCTACATGATCACTGGTGGAAAGATCAGTCCGTGGATGCTGTATCAGTGCGAGAGCGGAATCGAGTTCATCGAAAGTTTGGATGAATCCCAGCAACGGATGATCATCGATTATATCAGTCCTGAGAAATGGGCTGTTCGGTTCAAGCGACATTCATCCGTTGTCACGCAAGTCAAAGAGTTGTTGTCTGCTGCAGGGTATTGATGGTATATAATCACTACAATGGTAAGCGTGGGTGGGAAGATACCAATCCTAAGTGGCATGAGATAAGCATACCGTGCAAATATGAAGCGACTAATGCTGTTCCGGATTATGAACAGGTTATACTCTGGTTATACGAGCATATAGACAACTGCGAGCGACATTGTAGATGGTATTTTGATCTCGTGAACCGAGCAGTCAGAATAAAGTTTAGATATGAAAAAGATTATATCTTATGCACATTGAGGTGGTCCTAGATGTACGAAATAGAAACAACAGAAGTTGTCCCTAACACCTTTCACAAGATAAAGAAAAAATTATGGGAAAACGGTGAGTGGGTAGACCGAACCT